TATATTGACAAAACACAAAGTTTCTGCTACAGTGGGCCATAGTCATTTATTAGATTATGCAGTATCTACATTACCAAATGGTAAAAAGTTACATGCACTATCTGCAGGATGTTATTTAAATCATACTGAACACTTTGCTAGAGATACTCAACATATGTGGTGGAGTGGTTTGATTGTTAAAAGAGAAGTAAAAGATGGTAATTATAATATGGAGTTAATAGATATAAAAACTGTTAGGAGAGAATATGGTAAAAGATAAGAGAACATATATACATAAAAAAGATCATGGGCATGATATGTCCTATGAAAATGAAACTGCATACGATAATGTAAATGCACCTCCACATTATCTACATGGTAGAAAAGAAACTATTGATGTTATTCGTGATTGTATGACTAATGATGAGTTTCATGGGTATCTCAAAGGTAATATCTTGAAATATGTTTCTAGATATAAATTTAAAGGAGAACCACTAGAAGATTTACAGAAAGGACAGTGGTATTTAAATAGATTAGTCAAGGAGGTTAGTAATGGGTCAAGTTAAACATTCAATACTAGCAGTAGAAGATTTTGTTGCAGGTTGTCTGCGTGATGGTAGAACATTAAATCAAACCATAAGAGATGCTAGAGAATCTGAAGCAGCAAAAACAAATCCTTATTTTGATGATGAGGACTTAATAGAAAATAAATACTACCAATTTATAGGAGCAGAGTAATGAGTAGAGATATATTAGATGCTTTGAAAAAAAAGTATGAAGCAGAAGTAGACATAGCAAAAGCTACAATACAAGTATACCTAGATAAACCTGTAGGTATAGGGGAACATCCACAGTTTGCTGATGAGATAGATAAACAATTAGATGCAATATCATGTGCAAATGATAAGATAAAAGTAATAGACACACACTACCCTAATGAAGACGATATACCATTTTAATAGGAGGTAAAGATGGAACCAAAACAAAAACAATATCTTGTTACTGCTAGTCAATTACAAGATATTATGAAATACCTAATGACAAGGCCATATGGTGAGGTATTTCACATAATGAGTGAGATGGCTAAACTTAAAGCTTTTAATCCAGAGGGAGATAAAGATGTCGGAAAAAAATAATTTAAATAAATTTACTGGCATATTATTTGAATTAAAGATAGGATTAAATAAAGATAATGCAATCGTGATTGATTATGGTGGTAAACCTGTAGGTAAAGTTAGAGAGGCTTTAAAGTCTTATCCATACCATGGTAACTTATGTGCTGCTGTAATTAATCATGCTAACTCTGTAGGTAAAAAACTTGAAACTGATATCAGACAAATTATACAAAAAATTTAGAAAGATGTTTTGGCATAATAAAATTATAGATTTTGTTGAGAGATGTACTTCACAGTTTAATAGTTATCTCTGGACAAAAAGATGGGGTGATAGATCTTTGTATCAATCAGACCAAAAAAAAAGACACTTAGAGTAAAACTCTAAATGTCTCTGTTGTTGCCTGTGGGGGAGTCTTTATGGCTCCCCTTTTTTATTTTATATTAACAGTTCCAAGCACGAAGTGCTTTGTTAATTCTTGAGTTAGGATCATTAGCAGTCTTAGCAGAAGTAAGTTTCTTCTTCATGCCTTTCATCCTTGCACAAAAACTAGCACGTCTCTTGTTGCCCACTTTTTTACTTGGTCTTTTTAAATTAGCACCTGTAGTTCTTTTAAAAAACTTACGACCTGCTTCATTTAATCCACCTGATGGGTTCTGATATTTCTTTGCTACCATTATTTTTTCTTAACTGTCATAGCAGCTCTTCTAAAATTAGCAGCAGTGGGTGCACCTTTAGCACCTTTCTTTCTCATTTTACCACCACGTTTTCTTTTAGCATGTATGTTAGCGTATAGTCCTTTTCTCATTATGCTTTCTTCTTTTTTCTTAACATAGCAAAATCTCTAGCTGTTAGCTTTCCATCTTTATCCATGTCTAGTTTTTTTCTTTTACCCATTACTTTTTTACTTCCATTTTTCTTTTTCATAGGTTTCATTTTTCCGTACATCATTAGCTATATCTCCTATATTTAGCTGTTTTTTTTGCAATCCCTTTCGGTTGCTTCACAAACTGTTTGCCCTTTTTTGTTCCTTGGCGTTTTGCTCTTGTCGTTGCTGCATACTCTGCAGATGATAGACTCTTGATAGCTTTCTCTGGTAAATATCTTTCCCCAGTCTCCGAAGACTTCTTGCCAGATTTCGTTCTCCATTTCTGTTTTCCCCATGCTTTTAAACTCCTTTGACTTTTTGCTAGTGCCATTATGCTTTTCTCCCTTTTCTTATAGCCTCTTTACCTTTCTTAAATATAGCTGCTACCTGTGATTTACCCATGACTTTAGCTCTTTGTTCGCCAACAGTTAGAATTTGAATTTTCCTAGCAAATGGTTTAGAAATCTTTTTAACTTTCGCCACTGTTTTTCTCGCATCTGTTGGCGTTGCGAATTTAATTCCAACAGTGTCAGATGGGTTTTCATCAGTGTAAAGCCTTCTACCATGTTTTTTTCCTGGGTGTTTTCCTGTTCCTTTCTTAGGCTCTCTTTTTTTTGCCATAAGATTTCATTTCCTTAATATGCTTCTCAATAATATTACTTTGCTTCTTATGTAAAGCAGATGCTTTCTTCAAAGCCTTCGCAACTTTTTTAATTTTCTTAACCATTACTTATACCCCCCACCAGCTGCCTTATATTTTTTAGCTAACATCTGTGCTTTTCTTGCTGACCATTGTCCAGGTTTTCCACCCTTTGAACTAGCCATGATTTGATTAAACATTCGTTTTCTCATACCAGGCTTAGTATAATTACCAGCTTTATTTACTGTGCTTTTTTTCTTCGCCATCTTTTATCTCCTTAAAATGGTAGTCATAACTACCCTCCTCATGTTCGTCAGTTATCCATTTAGAACTAGTTTCAACTGACCATCTTGTGTTATTAACTAGTCTATTTATAAGGGGTTTTTCGTTTGGATCAGAGCCTGTTGATGCATCAAAAACTCTTAATCTATTGTTGGGTTGAATTGCATAGTTACCATCATCTAATTCTAATACATGACCACACTTATGTTGGTCTGGATGCTGTGTATATCCAAAATCAAGTTCATTAAAATCACCTGGTGACCAGTCTATTGTAAATAAATATGTGCCTTTTCGTACTACTTTACGTCTAGACATATATTGCATTTTGTTACCTGCTATTTCATAAAATGTTGTAACACCCACATGATAACTAAAACAATCCCACATAACTAATTCGTTTAGTGGTAACTCTTTTACACCTGGATTTTTACAAAAAGCAGATATGGGTGCTCTCCACCACAATCCACCATCTTCCATCATAAAATGAAATAAGGGAGTTTGATTAGGTATAGAACTAAAACCAAATACTGCACATCCAAAGTATTTATCGTGTGAGTCTTTTTGATCTCTTAAATAATTGCCTCTAACATAGCAATCTATAATGGGTATATTAGCGTTTAAATACATATTTACTCCTGATCATCATGCCATCTTTGATTAATTTTTTCTGCCATCCAAAATGCTACAGGAATACATAATATAAATGTGATTTCTGCTGCTCTTACTATACTTACATCCCATAATTTATATACAATATTATGTATAAAAATTGGCACACATCCACCTATAAATATTAGTATAGCAATTCTAATTTCAAAAGGAGGTTTGTCCATTAGTTAGCTAATGGATTAGAAGATTTAACTTTTATTTCTTCTATTTGTACCTTTAATAATTCTATTTCTTTTTTAAGTATCTTTACAGCTGAATCATCGTGTGTATGATCAAAGTCATGAGTATGTGTAGTGTCTGCATTTTCTAATGCTGTAACTTTTTCCTCTAATACAGCTATTTCTGCAGAATAATCTGTAGATTCTTTAGATGCTAATGCGTCTAATTTTGTAGTTATTTCACCATACTTTACAAATCCACCACCTATTGCTGCTATGACCCCAAGTAATGCTGCTACACCTGCTAATTGATTTTTTATTTTATCCATTTTTTAATTGCTCCAGTTCTATTAGTATTTGTTTTTTCTTTAAATTTATTTTATTTAGTTTTTGATTCATAACAGCTATAGGATCTGTTGCTATATAATTAGCTAAAGTTTTTGATTCATATAGTTGTCTTAAATCTTGTATTTCTACTTGATCTAAATAAATATTTTTACTTTTATAGAAGGGTACGTCATATATATCAAGTGATACTTGGTCATTTACCATAGCATCTAACTTAATTATATTTTTTATTTGTAAATTTTTTGATATATCTTTTATATCTTTATCAACTTTGTCCATAATTTTTTCTAGTTTTACAAGCCTTGGCTGTGAAGTAGCATTTGTTGTTCTTTCTTTCGATTGTATAGTTTTTTGCTTTGTATTACTTTTTTCTTCAACCTTGGCAGTCTTAGTAGTTTCGCTATTGGGTTTCTCTTCTTTAATTTCTTCTCTTTCATTTGGTGCCTCTGCTAATTTAGTAGGTGCTTCTTCTATCACCTCTTCTTCTGTAAACTCTTCAACTATTTCTTCCTCTACTATCTCCTCTTCTATCATTTCCTCTGGCATTTCTTCAACCATCATTGGGATAGATTCAAAAGTAACTTCTTCAAACTCTTCTACCATCTCCATTTTTAAAGTAGGTTCTTCAAAAAAAGTTATTAATTCTTCAAATAATTCTTCAATCTCTACAAATTCTAATTCTTCAAATACTTCTTCAACACTTTCAAATACATCTTCTATTTCTTGTGCTATAACTGGTGCTATAACTGTGTCATCGTAAGTCATAGTAACAGATATATTATCTACATTTGGCCCACCAAGATATGCTGGTGCATTTGCATCAGATCCAGAGATCTCTATATTACCTGTGTGTGATCCTGTACCATTATATATTAATCTGTCTGTAAAATTAGCACCATTTATACCTGTAACATCAGTTCTAATATTTGTATTTGATGCGAGTACATTACCATCAGAATCTTTTATAGTTAGTTGATTAGTAAATGTATCTGCATTACCTTGCCCACCCCAACACCCAGTGACGTTGCACTCACCATTTTGTACTTCAATAGTTGAATCTAATCTTATACCATTATCCAACATATTTTGTGTGATAGTATCGGAACTTAAATCAAAATCTTGATTAATAGATCCACTATCACCAAACTCTAAATCATAATTACTTTGGACATTGTTTAATTCACAACAATCATTTAATACTCTAACATCCCCAGTGGTATTCCAATTGTTAGAATTACCAGTTTCAAAATTACCATTAGTAATTAAATTACCTGTAGTTATTGAATCACTTTTTGTGGAAGTTGTAAGGATTAATATCATCAGCAAACTTACCAATAATGTACATCGCATATACCACTCCTACTATTGTCGCTAACATCCAAATCT